TGGCCATGTCGGGCATCCCCATTGCCCAGGCCCAGGAGGTCTACGACGGCTGGCACCGGGCCTACCCCGGCGTGAAGCGGTGGGGCCGCAAGGTCAAGCGCTTCTGCTGGGACCATGGTTACGTCGAGACGCTGTACGGGCGCAAGCGGCGCCTTCCCGAGATCTGCTCATCCGATTCCCGCGACCGCAGCTATGCCGAACGCCAGGCCGTCAACCATCCCATCCAGGGCACCGCTGCGGACATCGCAAAAATCGGCATCGTCCAGGTCCGAAAAGCGCTGCGAGAATTCCACGCCACTCTGACCCTGCAGATACATGACGAGTTTGTCATCGAGTGCCCCGAGGATGAGGTGGACGACGCCATACCGTTTATCAAGGCCGCGATGGAAGACATCCGGCTGGGGGACCGTCCCGTCCTGGACGTGCCCCTGGAGGTGAACATCGGAGTGGGCATGAACTGGGCTGAAGCGAAATGAGTGACTGGTGGGCGAAGCAGTTGGGTGGGGTAGTACCTCCCGCCCCTCCATCTCCACAACCGACTGGGACCGTCTCCTACCCGCAGAAGGCGGTACGGTGGCAGCCGCAGTACCCTCCGACTGGACCACGCCAGGAGGTGACGGAAGAGGTCCAGCCGGGGGGCAACGGCGACGATAGCTGGCAGCGGGTCCAGCGCCAGGGCTTCGTGTCCAAGGCCCCGGCCAGCCTGGGCAGGGACGGCAAGTGCCCTGGGTGCGGCGGCTCCAACTACTTCCGCCGCAAGGGGCCGATGGGCGTCGAGGCCGCACCCCTCTGCACCGAGTGCGGTTACAACGGCGAGTACTTCACCCAGTCCGGCACCCTGCTCAACGCCGTGGGCATGAAGTCCTCCGGCCCGACGCAGTTCGCCCGCACCGACAACCCCGACGCCCAGGCGCACCTGTGGGCTGACCCCGGCCTGTCAGGCACCGACTTCAGTTGGTCCAGTGTGAGATAGGAGGAAGCAATGCCAGGAGGTAAGGATCCAGGACCGTCCATCAAAAAGAAGGACAGCTACGAGGCCCTAAAGGAGAAGGGTTTTTCCAAGGGCAAAGCGGCTGCCATCTCCAACGCTCAGGCCCAGGGCAGAGGCAGGCGTCACGAGATGGGCGAGAAAGCGGCTGCAACCCGAGAGTCCGGGCGCAAGCCCATGTCCAAAACCGGCGAAGCCAAGCCAACTGGTAACCGTCGCAACAAGAAGACCTGAGGAACCGCCATGGCAACCAAGAAAAAAGAACCCTTTGGCGGCAAGCAGGCCGCTCCCTTCGGCAAGAAGGGTGACGACAAGGACAAGGACGACAAGAAGAAAGCCCCTGCCAAGAAGGGCAAGTAGATGCCTGAGGACGAGGACGATGGTTGGCTGATCGAGAAGCACGCCAACCATGGCTGGGAACAGGTGGGCAACCATGTCAACTGCGCTGAGTGCAACGTGCGTCTGTACTCCCAGGAACCCGACAGAAATCGGGTCTGTCGTCGCCCACCCTGGCCGATCATCTACGGAATCGTGTCCCAGCACCGATATGGCCCCCGGCATCGCCAGGGACAAGAACCCGAAGCCGAGGCCGACAACCTGCCCCACAGCGTGATGACGAACAAGCGTCTGACCATCGCAGAAGTGCTGTGGGAGAACTGGGGGCAATGGATCCCCAAGGGGGAGTACCAGGAGGAGTTCCGGGACATGGGCGGGTTCTCCTTCGACCGGCGCATGCGTGAGGTGCGTACCGCTCTGGTGGCGGCGGGTCGTTACACCATCGAGCGGCAACCACACGGTCCGGGTGCTTGGGATGTCCGCATGTTCAGGCTCGTGAAAGGCCCCAACGACCCAGCACCGAGAGGAGTCTGATGGCCCGCAAGAAAAATCCTGTCCTCCAGAAGTACCAGGTGGAGGTCCGAGGCAACCAGTACTACGTCATCAACACCAAGACCCACGTCACCGTGGGAGGACCGTTCAAGACTCGTGATGCTGCTCAGAACCGAGCGGACCAACTAGAGAGGCAATCAAGTGGCTGACCTGAGGGCATCGCAGCGGGAGAAAATCCCGAAGAAGGAGTTCGCCATCCCGTCTAAGGCCAAGACTCCCGAGGCCAAGAAGGAGTCGGGGAACTACCCGATCGACACCAAGAAGCGTGCCCAGAACGCACTGTCCCGAGTGAGCCAGCACGGCACCACCGCTGAGAAGAAGCAGGTCCGCGCCGCGGTGGCCAAGAAGTACCCCGGCATCGAGCAGTCCAAGGGCAAGAAGAAGTCATGACGACCCGGCGTGGGCGTGATGGCCCGCGCATCGCGCAGGTGGGGAACTTCCACCCTGACGTGTCCCACCAGGGTGCTGAGAAAGTTCCGGCAGAGCATCAGGTCAAGCAGATCTGCTGGATCCTGTCACCCTGCGGCTACTGGGGAGGGTGTGCGGCAGAGATCGAGGAGATCCACTACGAGATCTTTGAGCCTCACTGCCCAGTGCCTTCCGGGAGCCGGTTCCAGACGGCACGAGGCGAAGACGGGAACACCACGCCCCTGTACACCCCACCCTGGATCGAGTACATCTCAGAGAACTCAGAGTGGGAACTCATGGAGGGGGAGGAGTGGGGCAGTCGTCCCGCCAGGGTGGGCGGTGACTCGGACGAGCGCTACCTGAAGCGCCGAAACTACAGCGGGAACCTGGCCCTGGTTCAACGAGTGACCGATGCCCCGAAGCTGGTAGCCGCGGTCGCGGAGGTCGAGGACTACCTCGTCAACCGGTACAGCGAAGAGATAGTGACGAAGTGGAAGGAAGACATCCTCCACGTCTGCGGCTGGTTCCCGTCGTAAAGGAGGAAGATGACGAATCGCCAAGCGATCGACGCGGTCATCGCAGAGATCAACAAGGAGCTTGGGCCGGAGACGGTGGTCTGGGGTAGCCAGATCCGCTACTCCGATCTGCCCCGCATCTCCACCGGCTCGTTCGCCATAGACGTGGCCCTGGGGGGCGGCTGGCAGACCAACGCCTTCCACGAGCTTTACGGCGACGAGTCCTCCGGCAAGACCACCCTCATCCTCAAGACCATCGCCACCCAGCAGGCCCTCAACCCTGACCACACCACCTTCTGGGTGGCAGCCGAGGAGTTCGTCCCGGCCTGGGCACGGGATCTGGGCTGCGACACCGATCGCATCCTGGTCATGCAGACCAACATCTTGGAGGAGGCGTGCAACGCCGCCATCCGGGTGCTGGAGAGCAGGACCGCCGACGTTCTGGTCATCGACTCCATGCCCGCCTTATCACCGATCAGTGAGGGTGAGGGCACCATGGACGACACCCAGATCGGCCTGGCGGCGCGCCTGATCGGCAAGTTCTTCCGCAAGAGCTACACGGCCATGAAGCGCTCCCTGGTGGAGGACGACAGGGCCGTGACCTGCTTCATCGTCAACCAATGGCGGGAGAAGATCGGCGTCCTCTTCGGGGATCCCCGCACCACGCCGGGAGGCCGTGCCAAGAACTACTGGTTCACCACCCGTGTGGAGTTGAAGCGCGACGAGTGGATCACCGAGGGGGACCGGAAGAACCAGCGCAAGGTCGGGATCACGATCAAGGCCCTGACCAAGAAGAACAAGAGCTACCCGCCCGAGCGGGTGGCCACCTTCGACTTCTACTTCGACCACAACGAGGTTGGCATCTCACCCGGATCGTATGACTCAGCCAAGGAGTTGATCACCCTGGGCCTGACCCTCGACATCTTCCGGGTCAAGGGCAGCTACTACCACCTGGATGAGGATTCCTGGCATGGTCGAATGGCGCTGGAGGAACAGTGCCGTTGGGACTTGACTTTGCAACAAAGGTTGCGAGATGCTGTCCAGTACCAGATAGTCAAGGGAAAACCAGCCGAGGAGGCCGGACCCTCCCCCCGCAAGCTGGTCAGGGCCAACAAGTGAAGAACCGCCGCCTTCTGTTGAGCAGACAGCAGGAGGAGAAAGGGATGACGCGTTTTGGAGGCGTCCGGAACCCGCGTTCTGGTGCGCGTTGGGACCGCCGAAACGACGGTCGTACCGCCACAGAACTCATCGAGTTCAAACGGACTGACAATCAGCGCTACATCACGCTCCGCTACGACGACCTCGATGCCCTCTACCGACATGCAGTGGCAGAGTGCCGCTTCCCTGTTCTCGGCTTTGAGCTACACGGAAGGCACTGGGTCGTACTCCCTGAACCCGACTATCATGAACTGGCTGCTCATCGATTCCAGCCAGATCCTCCCGACCATCTACGAGCGGAGGACACCGACCTGGATGGACCGGGCCAAGTGTCACGGCCTGCCCGGAAACCTGTTCTACGCCGAGTACCAGCACAACAACAGCCAGGTCCAAGAGGCCCGAAGCGTGTGCCTGGGAACCCACCCGGACCACCCCGGTGTCTGCCCCGTGATCCGGGAGTGCCTCGACTACGCGATCAACAACGGGGAGAGGTACGGCGTCTGGGGCGGGTGTTCCGAAAGGGAGCGGCGGCGGATCAAGCGCCAACGGCATCGTGAGGAAGCTCTCGCGAACGGGAACACCATCTCGCTCCATCCACCGCCCGGTGATCGACAAGAACCTGAGGGCCTTGTTAGAAACGACCAAGCGGGACACCCGACTCCTTGGCGACGTTCAGCGGCTCTTATTGCAACCTGGCGAGCAGAGCGGGCTGCGGAACGATGCGCTGCATCCCTCTGAGATCTCTCACTCCGACTGGTGCCCGAGGGCCAGCTACTACCGCCTGGCTGGGGTAGTACCCCAAACCGATCCGCCTGCCACCTACTGGCAGATGCAGATGGTCTTCGATGAGGGCAAGGAGATCCATCACAAGTGGCAAAAAAGGTTGTGGGATCTCGGGCGACTGTGGGGCACGTTTTATTGTCAGAAGTGCCACTACGCCTGGGGCGCCACCGCTCCCGACCTGTGCGCCAACTGCCGCGCTCCCAGGGAGTTCCTGCGTTACCACGAGATCCCGCTGGCCAACACCAATCTCCGCATGGCCGGTCATGCCGATGGTGGCGTGGAGGAGAGCCTGGTGGAGATCAAGTCCATCGGCCTGGGCACCCTGCGCTTTGAGGCCCCCGGCCTGATCAAGGACCACACCTATCGCTTCAACCTCAATGGGAAATCTAGAGAATTTCTAGATTACGACGGCGTGTGGGACTCGATCCGCAGGCCCTTCCCTTCCCATGTGCGACAGGGCGATTTCTACTGCTACCTGCATCGCAAGATCACTGAGGTGATCTTCATCTACGAGTGCAAGTGGAACCAGCGGGTCAAAGAGATGATTGTTCCGCACCGGTTGGAGCGCATCGCGGACCGGCTAGACATGTGCAGCAGGATCATCATGGCGCTCCGGGGCGGGCGGATCCCAGAGTGCCCCTTCGGTGGATGCGCCGACTGTCAACGCTACGAGGAGAAGCATGCAGACAGAGGCCCCGTCCTCACCAGGCGAACGGCGTCTGAGGCGCAGGCCCCCGCTCGACCTGCACGAGACGCTGCTGAAAATGGTCAACGGCAGTCGCCGCGCCGTCTATCACGATCTGGGGATCGATGAGCCAGCCAGTCCCGACTTCCAACCGCCCAGGCTGGAACCCGACATCGATGACATCACCGATAAACAACTCATGGACCTCTTCGTCAAGTTCACCCGCTGGTCCGATTATTTCCAGAGTCAACTGGCCATCGAGGAGATCTACGAGCGCTATGCCGACGCCGAGGTGCGCCGCCTGGAGGGCCTGTACATGGCAGCCAACAAGCCCGATCGGGTCACGGAAGCTGTCACCTGGGTGCGGGCGCAGATGGAGTCGGACCGCACCATCCAGGAGGCCCGAGACGCCCATCGGGTTATCTACGCCCGCCGGAAGCTGAAGCAGATGCTCTTTGAGTCCTCTGAGCGGGACGCCGCCGTGGTCAGCCGAGAACTCACCCGGCGCACCGACGCCAAATCCCCTGGGTACCGGCGGGCGGATCGGGGAGCGCCATGACGCCTGAACCCACGGATGAAGCTGACGAAGAAGCACGTCAAAACCATAAGAGTGTGTGGACCTATTGCGAGTACTGCTGTGATCTCGCTCTCTGCTACGCAGACCCTTGGAAGAACCTTTTGGCATGCAGCGTGTGTTGGGATTTCATGTGTGGGATGAAGAGCGCACCGTGATGAACATGACCGAGCAGGACGCCATCCACTGGGCCTTCCTGGGCTACTACCACCAGGACAAGGCCAACGCCTGCATGCACTGCGCCCCAGTGAGGTTCAGCCCCATCACCTTCCGGCTGGCCGAAGTGCTATCTAGCTACCCTCACAAATACGAGAACAAGACGCAGGAGTTGGCTGAGGTCAACAGCCACCGGGGCCGGTACGCAGAGGATCCAGGACGATGACCCTGACCAAGGTGGTGGAGGGCAAGGTGCAGGGCCGGTTCTCCTTTGAGTGCATCGTCTGCGGGTACTGCGGGGGCAACTACGCCACCAGGGAGGAAGCTCAGAAGTACGCCGATCTCCACGCCAACATGAAGGCCCCGGAACATGACCGACCTCGTTAACCACCCACCACACTACGGAAGTCATCCCTCCGGGGTGGAGTGCATCACGGTCACCGAGCATTACAACTTCAACGTCGGCAACGCCATCAAGTACCTGTGGCGAGCGGGCCTCAAGGATGGGGTCGACCCAGTGGAGGATTTGAAGAAGGCCGCATGGTACGTCAACCGGGAGATCCACCGGCTCACCTCTACCGGGGCACCGACGAGAGCCGGTGCGCCGTCTGTGGCGAATACTGGGAACACGACAACCACCGGGCCGAGCATCAGCGGACCATTCAGTACATCCCACTCATGACCGACGTCTACGTGGGCATCGACCCCGGCTCCAAGAACTGCGCCCTGGTGGCCTGGTCCCCGAGCAGGGGCCTCATCACCACCTGGAAACCCAAGGGCACTATGCCCACCGGGGTACTACGGCTCCGCAAGCTGATGGTGGAGATCAACCGGGAACTGGTGAAGCTGGAGGTCAACGGGACCATCAGGCAGTTCGCCGTGGAGGCGTACTCGATGGCCGAGCGGTACGGTCAGCACGCCTCTGGGGAGATCGGGGCGGCGATCAAGCTCACCATCCTGAGCCACTTCGACAGCGATGACCGGCGGGCCTTCCCGGTCCTGGTGGCTCCCCAGCAGTTAAAGAAGTTCGCCAGTGGCAACGGAAACACCAAGAAAGAGATGCTGCCGAAAGAAATATTGAAGCGCTGGGGGATAGACTTTGACGACATGAATATTGCGGAGGCATTCGTCTTGGCCCGTATGGCGCATGCCGTCGAAGCCAGGCCAGAGGGCCTCACGCAGTTCCAGAAGGACGTGGTGACGGCTCTGGACGGACGGACCGAATGGATCCCTGTTCCACAGCGCCGACTGGTCCGGGTGGGGAGGTAGTCCCGCCGTAGGCTTTGGGGCATGGCAGATCAGCGCAGAGTAGGACACGCGATTCGTCGCCGCATGGGTGCTTCCTCCAGCCATCTTGGTCAGGCTGGCGGTCCAGGCGGTTCCTGGAGTCCTCCGTTTGTTGCCTCTCCGGGAGGCGAAGCTGCTCTCTCCCAGGCCGAAGCCACGGCCCAGGGGAACGTACAGGTTCCAATAGCAGGAGGTCGGTATATGGGAACAGGAGGACGAGCCAAGGGGGTGCCGCCGGAGTACCCGACCGCCACCAAGCCCCCACTGGGTGACAGCCGTGCCTTCGTGGCCGGGGTGAGCGCCGGGGTTCAGGCCGAGCCGCACCCGTCTCGCACTCGGGGCGGGCCGGAGTTGGCCAACGCCAGGCTGACGGTGTCGCCGTCGATGAAGGTGCCCCAGGAGTCGCCGGTCCCGACTCAGGGTGGGGGCCGGATCGTGCCCTCGACTCCGAGCCGCCAGGGGTCGTTCAGTCAGGGGCAGTCGGAGATGTACGGTGGGTAACCGGGGAGTCTTCTCCGGCCCCGCTCCCATGAACACCGGACAGGGCGCGGGTGGCTACGAGTACGCCGATCACGTCCTCAAGGAACCGCACGGGCCTGCCTACGACATGGTGGTGTCGGAAAAAGCGGCTGAGACCAAGGATCCTCAGAACCCGCATTTTCTCGGGGGCCTTTTGCCAGCGGCGCACTCCCGGACTGAAGAGGTGCGGAGCTTCTTCGACGCCACCAGCATCACGGGGTAACCCATGCCCAGGGGCGTGTTCACCCCGTTCCAATATCTGCCCCCCTACAACATGGGGGCACCAGGGAACGCGAATACTGTCGGGGGCGGCGGCGGCATGGGGCCGTATTTCCGCGACGCTCTCGATGCCAGGCGATCGGCTTACAACCAGACCCCAGAGGCCATGTACCCCGATGGCTACCTGGGGACCATCAACACCCGGCGCCAGGACAGGCTGCTCGACAGTCTGAAGAACCGGGTCAACCAGCGCAGCTATCAGCGCGGCGTCCACAAGGGCGAGCGCATCGACCCGGCTGACTACTACTGGCCGGGACCGCTACAGCCCACGGACGGGATAATGCGCCAGGGTCGAGAGGCCGTGCCCGTCGACACGATGGTGCTGTCGCCCCGCTACGCCCCCAGACAAGATCTCGTGCCGCAGTTCAGTCCCCGCCAGCAAGCCATGTGGGGGGCCGATCCTGGCATCGGACGTACGACCCAGCTTAAGAAGCTGGCCCCACCCTGGAGGTAGATGTGGCCGAGGGCCTAGGACGACGACTGCTGCGGAAGGCAATGCCCGGTCTGGGCCAAGCGCAGACCAACTATCAGCCCGCGCCTCGCCCCGGCGTGGACCGGTTTACCCGCAACCTCAGTGATCAGTTCCGCCAGCCGGGGGTGGGTGAAGCGATCGAGCGCCACTCCAATAGCCTGGAGGTCGCTCAGCATTTCCGTAGCGCCGGACTGGGCGCCGCCCTCCACTACACCCTCACCGGCCATGTGCCTTACGGTCTACGGGAGACGCAGAGGCGCCGGATGCGGGCACTGAACCAGCCGACACGAGGCATCGATCCCGAGGACGTACAGGTCAGCACCCCCCAGCAAGACTGGGTACGTCAGAGCCGGGAGGCTCGTAGGAATCAGCGGTTGAAGAACGCCTGGGGCGATCCGGCTCCTTCCGAGGAGCAGACGGCGGAAGACGACTGGATGGAAGGCCACCAGGCCCAGGCGCGCCGCCAGAACCGAGCCGCGTACGTACGCAACATGGGTACGCCAACCCGGCGCCCGCCGGATGTCTCCGGCACGGGGGGCACGTCTGACCTCAAGCAGCACATCGAATCCATGCAGAGGCCGAAGCCGGACAACAGCGATCTGCGGCGGTGGACGCCGTGAGTAGCTACGTCTTTGACGAGTTCTTCCCCTTCGACCCTGGCCATGGCGCCAGCGCCAACTCTGCCCGGTGGCGAAAGATGGCGCAGCTATGGGCGCCGGACGGCGTGGTGAACAACTACCTCAATGAGTTGAACGCCACCCAGGCCACCAACCAGGTCACGGTGCAGACCGGCGCCGTCTTCATCCACGGCTATTACGCCGAGCTTGCCACCCAGCAGACCTTCACGGTGGGTACCAACGGCACCATCGTGGCCCAGGTGAACATGGCCGTCAATAGCGAGGTCATCAACCTGGTCTACCGGGACGGCGTGATCGACTACGGCAGCAGTCCCGGTACTAGCTATGAGCAGGACGCCAGCATCTGGGAGATCCCCATCTGGTTGATCAGCGCCGGGAGCCTGGTCGATATCCGCACCAAGATCAATCCGGCCACCGGATTGCGATGGTGGGCGCAGTCCGCGGCGGCGACACCGATCGCCACCAGCACCACCGTGAACTTCATTTTCGTGACCGCCCGCATCCCCTATAAGGCGTCGGGCTTCTTGCACGGCACCATGATGCTCCAGTTCTCAGATCTGAGCCAGGCCCAGAGTGCCGCTTGCACGCTGGTCTATCAGAACGGGCTGGGGGATCAACAACTCAGCCTCACCATCACACCGTCAATTTCTGGTGGAGGGCCAGCAGGCCAGAACATTTGGATACCGGTTTCATTGACCGGCGTCATACCCGTCACACAAGGAAAGAAGACCGCAGGATGGAGAGTGACCGCGGGGACCGGACCGGGGATTCAGGTGGCGTCGTTGACGCTGAGCCTGTGGACGGGGGGAGTACCAGCGGCGGCGTGATCACCTACGTACTCGATGAGGACGGCACCCTGATCAATGAGGAGACGGGCGAGCCGATGCCCGTGGAAGAAGACCCGGCCCCCTCTGAGACTTTGCCGGACTGGCTGTGGCAGCAGCATCTGGCCCAACCACCGCGGGAGGTTGAACCGTGACCGTGGTCGACAGTTACTTCCCGTTCGATAGTGGTACCGGGTCCATCGCCACCCCGGCCCATTGGCGCTCCATGTCCCGCAACTGGCAACCTCCCGGTGTCATCCCCGGCATTGCTAATCAGTGCAACCCGACCATCGCCGGGTCGGTGGTGACGGTGGGCACCGGGGCGATGTGGATCGATGGGTTCTACGGAGAGATCACCGTGGCCAAGACCGTGAGCGTGAGCGGCAACGGCATGGTGGTTGGGCGAGCGGATCCCAACGACAGGACGGTCAAGATCTACTTTGTCGCCAACCAGACCGTCCCCACCCAGCCCGCGAACAGCACCGGCATCTATGAGATTCCCATAGCCCAGGTCACGGGCACCACCCTCACGGACATCCGTCAGTACAGCTACGGGCTTGTCGTCCCCTGTGGTCAAGCGGGGGCTAACAACCAGACCATTCAGACTGCGGATGGGACATGGTTTCAGATCGGATACCTGGGCACGTACTGGGTCAAGGGCGGCATGACATTCGGTGGCAGCACACTGACCGTACCCACCGATGGGATCTATCAGGTGGGTGCTATGGTCACCTATGAGGCCAGTAACAACGTGGTGCCAGCCGGTCGTTATGTCTGTGCGATCCGCCAGAACAATATCACCATAGCCCAGGGTGAAACCCATCCTTCCGTGAGTTCCACCCCCCAACCGAAGTGTTCGGTCTTGGCCAACTGCAAGGCGAAGGACACCATCAACATGTGGGGCTGGAAGCAGAATGGGGGCAGTTCCGTGGCCTCTTACGCTCTTAGCTTCATGACGTTCCTATCAGTGGCGTTTGTGTCGCGATGAGCTTCATCGTTCCCGCCCAGTTCCGACAGCTTCCTCCCGTCTGGGAGATCGCTCAGCCCTTCAAGGTTGACGCCTCCAACAGCATCGCCTTCGATACGGACCCGGTGATGTGGGCACGCAATCACATCCTGGCGTTGCTGCTGACCAACCCCGGCGAGCGGGTCATGCGCCCGAACTATGGCATCGGCATCTTCAGCCTGGTCTTTGAGAATGACAACCCGTTGGTCGAGGCGCAGGTCGTCGCCGCCATCAATGCGGGCGCGGCCACCTATGAGCCGAACATCACCGTCAACGAGTGCAAGTTCGTGCCCCAACCAGAGTACTCCGGGGCCATGGAGATCCATCTCTCTTTCTCGGTAGGCAGCGCACCGACCACCTACAGCATGGCCTTCACCGTGGGTGGTACTGCTGTCGAGGTGACCCGATGAGCAATCTGCCCGTGTCCCTGGGCACCGTGTCGGATGTGATGACGAGCGACATTGTCGTCCCGCCCATCGACTACACCTCCCGCGACTACGCCTCTCTCATCAATGACCTGCTGAACCTGGTCCCGAGCTACCTGCCGGAGTGGACTGATCGCTCTCCCGGTGATTTCGGGATCGTGCTGCTGGAGCTATTCGCCTATGTGGGCGACATCCTCAACTACTACTCGGACCGCATCGCCAACGAGGCGTTCATCGGCACCGCTCAGCAGCGCCAGTCCGTGCTGAATATCGCCAACCTGTTGGACTACACCCCACACGGAAACGTCGCCGCCACTTGTTTGACGCAGTTCTCCATCCAGTCGCCCGCTCCCACACCGGTCCTGATACCAGCCCACACCCAGATCGCCTCCGCGCTCAGCGGCATCCAGCAGATCATCTTTGAGACGACCCAGGATCTGTGGATCTTCGGGGACGGCATCTCCAACATCAAGACGGTTACCAGCAACGGTCAGGCCAACCAGCAGATCGTTCTCAGTGACCCCAGCGCGGGGTATCCCACCTACAACTTCACCGGAGGCAGCGGCAATCAGTCTGTCACCGTAGGCGGCACAGCTTGGACCCTGGCTCCCGGCAATACCTTCGTAGGCCAACCCGGCACCGCCACCATGTACACCGTCATCGGCGGTAACCCCAACGCCATACCCTCCATACCCCCCAACATCATCAAGTTTGGGAATGGCACCAACGGCACCATACCGGCCAACGGCTCAGCCATCGTCGTCACCTATCAGCCCGCCGCCCCCAATAATTACCAAGGGGTGGTGAGCGCCATCCATGGCGCCACCAACGCAGGTGAGGGCATAGGAATCTCAGACGGCACCCCCAATCAGCAGTTCACGCTATTCAGCACTCCAGTGGTCGACGGCTCCGTCGTGGTCTATGTGAACGAGGGCGGGTCGCCGGTCAAATGGAAGTACTACCAGCGGATCGTGGACGCGTTCTCCTCCGAAGCGGCCTATACCTACACCACCGATGCCAACGGCGTCGTCACCATCCAGTTCGGGGACAACGTCGCCGGACGCGTCCCGGCACCAGGCGCCTTCATCACCGCCGACTACATGGTGGGCGGTGGGGCCATCGGCAACGTAGCCACCAACTCGCTGACGCAGTTGATGAGCGGCCCCGACGCCGTCATCGCCGTTACCAACACCACGCCCGCCACGGGCGGTGCCGATGTCGAGGCGACCGACCACATCCGCATCCACGCCCCGCTGTCGATCTCGGCCATCAACCGGGCCGTGTCCCTAGATGACTATGCCGCCCTGGTGCTGAACATCCCCAGCATCGCCAAAGCCTCAGCCATGTCGACGGCCTACAACGCCGTGAATATCTATGTCCATCCAGCAGGCAACTTCCTGATGACCGGACCGTCTGACACCACCGGCCAATCGGCGCTGACCAACCGGGTCAATGCCCTGCTGCCCTCGATCACCAACGTGGGCCTGACCGGCTACCTGGACGACAAGAAGATGGTGGGAACCTCCATCGTCGTCCTGCCCCCGCAATACAACAACGCCGGGACGCTCTCCACCGGCTATGTGCCGGTGTGCGTCAATGTGACGGTGCAAGTGCTGCCGCAGTACCACGCCTCCACCGTGCAGGCCGCGGTACAAGCCGCCATCTATAACCTCTTCCTTTTCTCGGTGGTGGACTTCGGCAGCCGCGTCAGCTTGTCGACCCTTTACCACGCCATCATGAGCCTGGAGGGTGTCGACTACGTGAGCGCGGCCAGCATGTGGCGAAACGAAAGTCCGGGCAGTCCCGGTGACATCGTGTGCGCCCCCTACGAGATCCCCATGGCGTACTCAGTCGCCGTTACGACGACAGGAGGCATCATCTACTAATGCCTGCCGCCTACCCCAACGCCCTCAAGGTCTTCCAGGTCTTCCATGACTACACGGACATCATCTGGGCGCAAAACATCACGGAGATCCAGTGGGAGATCGTGGCCCTGGAGTCGATCCTGGGCACCAGCCCATTCAGCAGCACGCCCTACACCAGTGTGGGTGGCGCCATCCAGGATCTGTACAACAACAAGGCCCCGATCAACCACACCCACACCCACAAGAACCTGCTGGACGACACCAAGGGCAACGATCACCCCCAGTACATCGAGGTGACCGGTTATCCGGGATTCTCCCATCCCGTCACCGGCAAGGCGGGCACCAACACCAACGACCTCGTACCTCTGGGCCAGCTTCAAGGCATGGGCTATCAGAACTCAACCCAGGTCCAGGCCGCAGTCAATGCCTCGCTGGGCAACCTCATGGCCGGGGCCTTGGGAGGGGCGCCGCTGGCCGGTCACGCCTCTTCACCGAACTGGCGTATCCAGGGCGGGCTGTTCTCGGGCTGCACGGACGGCAGCGGTCGCATCACGGTGTCGTTCAACCCCGGCTATGCCCACTGCGTGCAGGGCTTCGCCTCCACCAAGCTCCCACCCCAGGGCAGCGGGGGCTGCCCACCTTACAACTGGATCGAGTCGCAGCAGACCCTGGTGGGTGTGTCTGGTTCCAGTGCCACCCTGCAGTTCTCCCATGACTATTCCTGGCAGCCGAACATGTGGGTGTCCTTCACCTGGATCGTCATTGGGAACTGATGGCTCCCACTCCACCACCAGTACCTGCCGCCCAGCGCTATCCCTATTGGATCCGCGAGTTCGTCACCTACCTCAACCAGCCCTGGAATAGCAGCAAGAACCTGGTCACCACCAATCCCAATCCGCCGCCCGCCACCGTCACCACCGACCTGACCCTCTTCCTGGCGGCGGTCAACCGCGACCTGCAGACCGAGATCCTCAGCCTGGAGAAGACCATCGGGGTGCGGCCCTTCACCGTGCCGCGCCAACCCACAGTCGGGAAGTCGATCCAATGGCTGCACAACAACACCTCGCCTGGCTCGATCGATTCCCGTGGCGCCATCAACCCCCTGCCCACTCCTTCACACAGCCATGCCCATAGGCAGTCAGCGGGCCTGAATGCCGACGATCATCCGCAATACGGCCGCGTCGACGGCACGCGTGGCTTCACCAAGCCGGTCACCGCTCCAGCCGGTACGCATGCCAACAATCTGATCACGCTGGGCCAGGCCCAGGCGGCGGGGCTGACCGCGGCACAGGTCCAGTCCATCATCAACAGCACCCTGGCTAATGCCTCCGACTATCCCATCACCGGCCCGACCGCCGGTCGCTACCTGATGGCGGGCGGCTACTACTACGGCCCCAGCAATGAGTACGGCAACATCTGGATCGACTTCGGGGCCTGCAACTTTCACCGGGTGGTGTCCTTCGTCTATATGAAGATGCCCTTCCCCGGCAGTTCCATGCTGGGCTGGCCCGCCTTCCAGTACATGGAAGACCAACTCATCCTCCTCACCCTGGATAACCGCGGAGCCACCATCCAGTTCATCGAGGACATCGTGGTGGACCGCTCAGCGACGGTGGCCATGACCTGGATCGCCCTGGGGGCCTGATGGGCATCTACGGCATTGACTTCTATGGCGTAGGTCGCTTCGGTCGCGACCCGGCGGTAGTGCGTCCCGATTTCTCGGTGGCGCCGTTCAAGTCCACGCCGTTGGATTACTCCACTCTGCACATTCTCTGGCACAAGCCGGTGTCGACCGACTGCACCTGGTTGCGCCTGGTCCGCAACGCTCACAACCTGTCCCAAGACGGTGGGCAACCTCCTGGCACCACCAGTGATGCCGACGCCCAGGCTGATGGCCTCACGCTCTTCACCGACTCTCCTGATCGACCTCAGAGCTTCACCGATACGGAGTTAGGGTCCGGGTTCTTCTACTACACCATGTGGGGCTGGTCGAACACATCAGGGATCTGGATGCGCTGCTCCGATCTCATCGGCCTGGTGCCGCTCAACTGGGGCTACGGCTGGCGGCTTTACAGCCTGCTGCCGATGGCCTACCGCGACGCCGACATCCTCCTGGTTGACCCGTACAACCCCTGGCCGGTCGACGGCCCCTACCCTCCACTACAGCGCTACCTGCAACTGATCGGCTTCCAGTTCGACTTCATCCGCACCGAGCTTGAGTCGCTCATGAGCATCAACGATGCCCAGAACTGCTCCGGGGCGCTCCTGCCTTTGCTGGCCCAGCAGTTCGCTCTGGTGCATGAGCCGGAGATCGGCATGCAACAGGAGCGACAACTCGTCCAGAACGCCATCCACCTGTACAAGCTCAAGGGATCTCCCCGAGGGCTGACCGAGTTCGCCTCGATCATGACCAGCTACCCGAGTACCGCGCTGGTCCACCACGGCTACAACGTCATGCTGACCCAGAACGACTCGGCCATGACTGACGCCAGGGGCACTTGGCAGTCCTGGCCTCCGACCCCTTCGGCGGCGCCGGTACCAACCACACCGCCCGTGCCGGTCAAGACCTTCCCCGTCATCTCCGGGAGTAATGCCGGTCTGACGCTGACCCAGATCCCCAACATGCTGAGCAGTGTCTCGGGCATGACCAACCCGCTGAGCCTCTATCCAGGCTTCAATCCCGGCCCACCCACCTACAATTACAGCGGTCTGGCCATCCATGCCACCAGTGGTCAGCACGTCTACATCACCACTGGTCCGATTCCGATCACCGAGTTCATGTCGTCCGGCTACGGCCCCGGCACCGTCACCTTCCGAGTGCAAATGTGGGCGCCAACCGCCGGGGCACGCCAGGTCTACCTGTCGCTATGGGGCGACAACGGCACCGGCACGCCGGTCCAGATCGTGGGCGAGACCTCGTTCAACGAGACGGTCAACACCTGGGTCATGATGACCATCACCGGCACCGTCAACCCCTATCCCAACACGGCGCCGCCAGGCGTCTATCCACCCTACGGTCCGGCCTCGTACTACTGGATCTATCCCCGCATCCATATCGTCGGAGTCGGAACCGAGACGCATTACCTGACACTGGGTGGGGTCTGGAACTGCACCCCGGCGCAGATCGGCGTGGACACCCCGGTCTATGACTATCCCCGCGACGTGAAGATCGTCATGTCGCCCCAGCAATCCAACCTGCTGTCGAACACGCTGACCACCTTCACCCGCACCAATCCGAATCCGCCCCCGGCGCAAGTGGGCATCGGCTTCGACGGCCTGAGCGCTTCTTCGGATCCGACCGTCCTTCCCGGCACAGCCACCGGCACCATGATCGTTCGCTACCAGACGGTGGAGGATGTCATGGGCGGTATCGCCATCAATGGCACCGCCGCCCTGGAGGTCGACACCACCGGCCCTGGTGCCACGGTGTGGTTTGGCAAGGTGACCACTTTCTCGGCCTCACCGGCCAGCCCCAACGGTTGGTTCGCCAGCCCTCGCACTGGTGATCCTGCTTACTCGGACGGCAAGACGAACTCTTGGTTCTTCGGCGCCACCCTGGGCACCTCTTCGTCCCGGCCCTGGGTGGATCCTGATCCTGGCATTCCCCCAACCAACTCCTGGTTCTTCATCAATGGGAACTACTTCGGTGTGGGCACTGGGTTTGCCAACGGCGTGTGGTACGCCGTGCCGCCCCAGCCGCCGCAGACCAACAACACATTGCAAATGGAAGCGTTCAACGTCCAGAGTGGCCAGCCCTTCAACTTCAGCGTGTACGCCCGCTACCAGTCGGTACAAGATCCCACCAACGCTCTGATGCTCCTGGGGTTCCGTTGGTATTACGCAGACGGCAACTACACCGAAACCTATGCCGTCACCAGCCTGACCGACACCTATCAGCGCTACGCCGTGGCCCCCGCGGCCAGTACGGCCTACCTGGGCGAGCCGCCTGCGGAGGGGTCAATGCCCAATGACCCGAACCCGCCCACGGGCGCCCTACCCATCCAGGTCTACCCGTTCGTCCGGTTCCCGGCGGCGCAGACAGCCAGCTTCCTGCTCAACTCGGCCATGCTGTCGCCCACCGTGCTGGAGCCGTCAAAATATATGGACGCCACTTCGTACTCGTCGGCTACCGGTGATTTTGTTCAAGACCCTTCCGGCGCCAGCTATCTGTACAAGCAGCGCACCCCACGCATCGCCCGGTTGAACATGGAACTGTATCGTTGGCTGCCCATGGGTAGTACCTACACGATCAGCTACATGTCCGGGGCCGTCATGCCACCCCTCGACCCCACCCTGTGGCCATAAAAATGGCCGCAGACATCGGCTACGTCTTCCTGATCGGTTTTGCCTCCGTGCGGCTCACCGAGTTGTACAAGGAGATCACCCTGCGTATCGGCCTGCACCAGCCTCCCTGGTGGAAAGCCGCCGTCAACTTGCTTTGCTGCGCCCTCCTGGTGCTGCTGGTCGCGAACCGGTCGGGGGCAACCCGTGTACTGCTGGTGTTGGCGGCGTCAGGCGTGGCCATGCTGCTGCATGCCGGTGACACGGTGCTGCGCCACTACCGGGACGAGATCGTGAGTGAGGTACTGGCGAGGCGCTCGACCAGGCGCCGATGATGCTGGACTTGTAGTACCTGATCGGGTATGTTGCTGGTGTCTCCTAGTCCAGCCGGAGAAAGCGGTACCGAGGCCCTCCCTTTCCAGCCGGGGAGGGCCTCAAACTTTCTCCGTTGAAGATTGCTCAACTCCGGTCATGGGACCGGCTGGGGGGGACATAGTGGTTTCTCGTCAGTTCGTTCGTCGTCACCCGGCGGAAGGAGAGAATCCATGCCACGAGGGACAAAATCAGAAGGCATCACCATCGGTTTCCTGGGGACAGGAGTGAAGGCCGTCGACCCGGCCACCGATCTCATCGAGGAGTACATCAACCAGGCAGTCAAGCCCGACGAACCGGCCCGATTCGTCTTCCCGCTCACCACCGACGAGTTCTCCGACTCCATGGCCGATCTGGCCCGCATGGCCCGGAAGTCCTCCATCACCTACGAGGTCATCAGCCACCAGGGTGATCGCAACCGGCGCCTGTTCACCGAGGTGGCCCAGGGCGCGGCCAAGCAGTACTTCGTCACCGACGTGTGGACCCAGATGGAACTCATCCTGACCGACGCCCCCAAGGCGGTACTGTTCGTGCTGCCCGACGAGCAGCGCCAGGAGGAGATCGACAACGTCAGCGCCAAGTTCCTTGACGCCGGTATCGAGGTACTCGATCTGCTCAACAACCTGGTGCCTCTGGAGTTGGACGAGGAAGAGGCCCAGGCCCAGGAGCCGGAGCCGCCCGAGGTCACGGATGTGACTGAGGCAGTCGAGGCCGAAGACCTCCAGGCAGAGGGGGAGCCTGAGGAAGACGCGGGTGAGCCACTCCAGAGTGAGGGTGATGAGAGCGGCCACACCCGCGTCGAACTGGAGAAGATGAGCCACGCCGAGGTGAAGGACATCGCCGTAGGCATGGGCCTGGCTCCCCGCAAGGCGCGGGAGAACATGATCCAGGCCATCCTGGAGGCCCAGGGAACTCCTGACACGGCCCCAGTGGCGCCTGTACCGTCACAGGGGGCTGCAGAGACAGCGGTGGTGCCCACGAGCCTCCTGGAGGGCTTCAAGGGGATCCTGGACGACTTTGGGTCACGGTTCATGGAGGGCCTGGACGACTGGCTCACCAAGTTCAGCCAGGCGGCTGAGGGCTGGGCCTTTAACACCAAGCCCGAGGAGACGTTGGATGTCGAGGACGAGGAGGAGCAGCCGCGCCGCCGTCTCATCCGTTCAAGGTGATGGTGGATCCCGACGAGGCGCCGGAGGGTGAGGAACCAGAACCTCTGCTCTACGATGCCGACGCCGCCGCTCGCATCCTGGGCGGCATCAGCAAGGCCATGGTCTACCGATACGTGCAGTACAAGCAACTGCATCCGGTGAAGCTGGGCACCCGCACCCTGTTCACCATGGCTGAGCTACAGCGATTCGTCAGGGAGCGCCAACAAGCCGGATGAAGTCGGTGTTGCGGTCCAGCCACTCATCGTGCCCTGAGCCAGTTGCCACGATCACAACTTCCCCGGCGATTTGGACGATCCGGCCTGACCCCACCTGGCTCTGATGGCGGGGGCCGCTGGGGGCGGTGCGGTACTCTACGTATCCCCCCACCTGGAGGACGGGCGATTCCCCCGGCCCGTCCTCCAGGACTTCTCCTTCCTCTTCGTCGTCGGTCCCGTCGATGGCGCCCCACACCGCCGGGGGCGTGGGGGAGTGGGTGGCGATCAACGACAGACCGTGGGACTCCAGCCAGCGGCGTAGGCCCACAGGCGGATCCAGGTGGTCCAGTAGATCGTCACCGAGGAGAGCCAGCGCCGCCATCATGTGATCCGCGATGTCCTCGATGCGCTGGTCCCCGTATTCCTCCAGGACCACACAGATGGTGTCGAAGGTGACCTCTCGACTCACTCAAGCAAGCGTAGGTAGCGAGCCGCGGTGGACGTTGGCGGTGCGGAGGAAATGGTCCTCGTCATGGCGGATCTCGATCATCTGCATGAGCCAGGCATCGCCCTCCGGGAGGTAGCCCCTGGGGTGAGCGCACAGGCGGGCTTGGAGATTGCCGTCCGGCTTGAGCAGGTCGACATTGCCTGACTGGCCCTCAGCGCGGATGCAGTAGCGCCGACCCTTGGAGCCGGTCACATGGAACCGACCGTGGCTCTCCAGTTCGGCCTTCTGCTCGTCGGAGAGGAACTCACCCAGTAGCATGCGTGCCCGAGTGCGAGCCGCATGACGTTGTTCCGTTAGCTCCCGGTTGCGCCGGTCTAGCTCCCGGATCTCCTCTGCCGTCTGGACCCGTGGCCGGTAGTCCATCGTCCCCTGGCCCATCACGATCCACTGACCCCACACTTCGTTGGTGTAGTTGTTCTGGGTAGTGATGGTGCAGTTCGCAGTGGTGTTCCAGTTTGTCCATGCCTGGCTGGTCCCGGTCTGCGTCCAGGTGTAGGAGCTATTGGCCGGGATGTAGTTCGTGGTGGTCGCCGTGGAGGTGTACCACTGCTGCGGCCAGTAACCAGTCTGAGGCATCAGCCCCCCTGGAGCGCCGGGGCGAAGATGATCTTCTCGGCCTGGGGATCGAACTCGCTGATCTTGCGGTCCTTGTCGCCCTTGCGGGTCACCGACCAGGCTTGCATGCCCCTGGCCTTCATGCGGTCGAACAACGACCGGGCCTCTTCGATCTCTACTGGGTTGTTGCGGTCCCAGATGTGCTTGGTGTCGCCGGTCGAGTCGAGGATGACCATCACCAGGCCCTCCCCATCCTCGATCCGGTTGGCCTCAGATACCAGCGTTGTCATGTCTGCTCCTTTGGTTGTGCTGTTGGGATCTCGTTGCCTTGCTCATCGACCGGTGGGAACTTGCCCTGGCCGTAACAGGCTGGGCACTCAATCTTTTCAAGGGTGTCGGTCACTAGTCGGCCCACCCAGCCGTTCCCGTGGCAGAAGCCGCATTCCCCGGCCCGGTAGTGGTCACTCGGTTTCATGTTGCGCCGCGGCACAGATGACCTGGACTAGCTTGCACGTCTCGGCGTGACCGGCGAGGGCTTCTTCTTCGGTGCTGTAGCGCCACTGCTCCAGGTCCAGGTCACCACCGAAGATCATGGTCTCAAAGATCTTGATGGGGCCGTCCGGCATCCAGTTGTGGTTGAAGCCCAGCCATACCGTGGACACCTCCACCGGCTGGTCGCCCATGATGAACACGTCCTTGGCGACGACCGCATAGTCACGATCACCCTTTAGCTCCGCGGCCACCACCATGGGAATGGGCTTGCCCGTCTTGTCGTAGTGCCGACCACCAAACTCCTCCCCAAAGCCATGGAGATCGAGTTCCGCCCAAGTGTGGGGGCCGTCCTCGATGTGCTGGGTCTGATGGACCCGCCACCAGCCCCGCTCTCCGCGGTCCTCCCAGCGCCAGGGACCGGGCAGGTTACTCAGGGGCATCGCCTTCGACCTCGATCTTGACGAAGGGGATGCCGTCACGCTCCAGTTCGGCTTCCAACCACTCCGGCATGGTCATCCGGCGCTGCTGGGCCTCCTGGATGGAGGAGAGCATGGTCATCCGGCCCTCCAGCCAGCCGCAGCGAAAGCCGCGCCGGAACACCTTGCTCCAGAAAAAGGGCTGGGCTGCCATGCACAAGCCAAAGATGGCGAAGGCCGCAGCGAAGATGTAAAGCCCGAGTCCCATCAAGGCTCCGGCCAGGCCAAACCAGAGGGCGACAATCGCGATGTTGGCGACAGGCCACCACCTGCTCATGGGTAGAACCCAGGCATGCTTGGAATCGTGCTGATCATTGTCGGCATTGTCCTGCTGTTCCTTGTATTTCCGCTGCACGTTCTGCTGGGCGTCCTAGCGATAATCCTGGGAATCGCGGACCTCTTTTGGGCCGGTCGGACCTGGGGAGGTGGTTACGGCGGTCCCCGTCGCTACTGGTATTAGCGCATTAGAGCGCGGACTGTTTCGCGTATTACCAGAGGCTTGTCAGCAGGCCCCTTCTGGTATGCCTCGATGAGTTTGGGGGCATGCTCTCCCTTGGAGGGATACCACTGGTTGCGCCAGTGCCGTCCCACCAACCAACGGTGGCTCCATTCCACAGGGCCACCCTCGCCGGACGAGGTGCGGGTAGTCGGCTCCCTCAAACGGATTACCCGCACCTCGTCCAGCTTGCGACCCTCGCGCTGCGCCTGACGCATGGCGGCGCGGCCCCCCGGTCGCTCGACGGTCTCCACCACGATGC